CGGATGCTGGCACAACTGGGAACTCAGTAGCACTGGCGCAAAATCTATTGATGGTAGACCTAACGGATTATACTATATTTATAAATGCTCTAAATGTAGTAGAATAGAAGAACGCGGAAAAAACAGTTGGTGATATGAATCTTAAACAACTTTATGATATTATAGAACGGCAGATGATTCTTTGTGAGCAAAGACATCAAGATCCAGCTGAAATTAGAGTTTGCATTCCAATTCAAACGGCAAAAGCAATCGGTGGTACACCATGTGCAAATGTCAAACAAGCTAATAAAGGGTTTGATTGGGATGATAATAAATTTATGTTATATCCAGAAATAGATTTGAGCTTGACAGATCACGATTATCTTGCTATAATGCGTAAAGAAGCTGAAGAAATCGGCTGGACATCATACGAAGTCGGCAATCTTAAACGTGAAGTTAAACGGTTAACGAAACTATTGGAGGATAAAGAATGAAAAAAGCAGAACAAACAGAAATCATAAAGACAATTAGAGATAGAGATATCGTTCTTGCAATCGAAAATGCATTAAACTACGGTCCTCCACACGATACCTTATTTTTAGCAGCTTTAACTGAAATAACAGAGTTGCGTCAACAGATTATTGAATTGGGTGGGACATTACCAATGGCACAAACATTGGATGGACGTCCAAATTATCAGAAATTATATTTATGAACAATTTTTTATTATTAAGTAAACCAACAAGAGGAAACTAATATGACGATTTATTAGTAATTGGTACATTTTTGGTTGGAGTTTTTATTGGTGGATTTTTATTCCATATGTTAATAATACGTACTTATGAACTTGAACGAAAATTTGTTATAGAGGTATATGATAAAGCTACTGGACAACTTACTATGGATGAACATCCAATTTAGATTTATGATAATAGTTAAAAATTATTAAAGGATAAAGAATGACTAAAACAAGAATAGATAATAATGTTAATCATGGGTATAAAAATACTCCAAATGAAGTTAGCAGATTAAGTTCAAACAATCCAATTTTAGAAAATAATAAAGAAATTACAGAAGAAACTATGCAATCATTGATTGATAGATGTACTGCACTGACTGAAAAAACAATGCAATATTTTGCTGATAGTAAGTATGAAAATAAGTGAAGTAGTAATACATCAACATAAAAAAACTTGGGAGATTTTGAAGAACGAACAATTAGTTAATCAAATGTATGAACTGTATGAAATATTTTTGCATAATACTAAAAATTTTTCAATACAAGCAACTGAAATCTTTGATGAATATAAAATAACTGATCTCATAATTGACTATAACAGTTATAAAAAAGAATTATTAGAAATATTTACTACAAAAGACCAAGTAATTAAACTTATTGATAGAATAATTAGCTATTTGGAATATAATGAATTAAATTAAAGAAACTATTAGAGAATAGAGAATAAAGAATGAATAAAGAATTAGTTTTACTAGTGAGTGGTATTGTTTTAATTGTGTTTGGAAGCGTGTTCGGTGCAATTGTATATCATAATCATACAAAATATGAATGTGTTAAATTCGCCATAGAAAAAAATATTTCATCAACAGAAGCCAAATCGTTGTGTGATATAATAAGATGATCGATATGACACCAATCTACTTTACAATGCTAGATTATAGTAATAATCCAGAAAATCATTTATCAGGTCAATTGATATTTATTTTTGGTCTAGTACTAGTCGTAGGAATTTTATGGATGATGAAAATAATAAAAGATCTAAAATGAAATGAAAAAATACCTAAACATATTTAGTTTACGAAAATAAAGAAGGATGAAGATGAATGAGTATAAAGCGTATTATATAGCATACGAAAACCGTATAGTTGCTGGGCCGTTTCAGTCAGTTGAAGCTGCTGTCGATGGTAAGAAAAAACTTAATCCTAATCCTGCGTTAATAGTAGTAAAATCAACAATATTGTGTGAGGAAGTATGAACGAAAACATTGAAAACTTGAAGAAACAATGTTATATTAGTATTGTTGACAGAGATGGCGATATGGAATATAATATGCAAAAATTTGCTGAGTTGATTGTAAAAGAATGTTATCAAATCTGTAAGGATAATCTTATAGCTGGTGATGACTATGGCGAATTAAATTATAATGATGGTGTTATGGATTGTGGTATTATGATTATGCATCATTTTGGAGTCAAATAATGAGCAACATGATTGGTAATTTGTTATATGTGGCGATTTGTGTGCTATTTCTATATTCAATAGTAATATTAATGCTTCAAATGTCACCATTTATTTCAATTAAAACATTTGTTAGTTATGAATCAATTATTTTTGGAATACTTAAGGTATTGTTAACTATAGTTGGAATGTTGAGTTTATTGTGGGTATGGAAATAGGAGCCAAAATGCCGGAAGATAATTCATCAGAATACTATAATAAAAGAGTTCCAGAGTTAGACAAATTAATAAAGAAAATACAACGTGAGATAAAGAATAAAACAGCAGGTGTTAACAGACCATCGATACAGTATTGGGCAACAATTGATCCAAAAACAAGATTACCTATTATAAATTTTAAGGGTGAGATTGATACAACATTGCCAAATAGTAGCATTGATGAATTAACGATTTTACATGATTTGATATTAAAATACGGAAAGGATATAACACGTGAACGAACTAATTAACGATATAATGCAACAAGCTAAAATGTATCATGCCGATAGCAATGGCAATTTAGATGTTGTATATGAACATATTATAAGAGCAACCATCAAAAAATGTATTCATGAAGTATCACAATATAATTCTTTTTCCTTACACGATGGCATCACACCTGACCTAACAGTAGAACAACGTGAGGAAATTGCTTATATAAAAGGAATAGATCAAGGGTACAATGATGCTGTTCAACAAATTGCAGATGGACTTAGAAACATAATTGGTGTATAATGAACAACCAAGATTTAGAATTTATACAAGCAGTTTCTGACTGGCGTCTTAATAAACCAAAAAAAGAAATAGCTGCCTGGTGGTGGGAAGAACTTACCAGTGATGGATGGGTTGAATGTGCTGATACAGATAAACCACCAGAAAATGAATATAGAAGAAATATAACTCCATTAATTAAATTGATAAAAGAATAACAAAATGAATGATATTATTATAGAACGACCAACACAATTGGTACAAGAACCGGTTGCTTGGATGTATGATTGGGATGATGAACATGGCCGAACCCGTATTAATCTATTAACTACAGATCCAGAGCATAGTCATTTACAAACGGCTTTTAATATTACACCACTCTATTCATCACCACAAACACCAAAACAAGAGCCTTTGAGTGATCGTGAAATTCTTAAAAATACGCCACATTTGGCAAATTTTGAAAGAACTGGTGTATATGGCTGTTTAATGTTCGAATATGGAGTTAGATTTGCTGAAAAACATCACGATATTAAATGAGATGAGTGCAGAACGAGAACTATTAAGAAAAATTATGGATTCAGGTTTGTTAAATATGGATTTAAGCATAGAAGTAGAAAAACTACTTGACCAACCTGAACCAGAACCTGTTGTTAGAGTTCATAGCATACACGCGGACGGTGAAACATTACCTGTATATATTCTGGGTGAGGTATTATCTAATGAACCTAATATTTGGGATTTACCTATAAAATATGATGATCTTCTCTACTTAAAAGGATAACACATGAAAATTAAAAGAAATTCACTGATATATAAAATTGCAGAATTTGGAGATCCATCTGTTGGAATGTACGGAAATACATGTGATTTTATAAACAGCCTTATTACTGGAATTGCAAGTTTTAGTATTATGTCCTTTGCTGTAGGGTGTATGATATTTTCAATTTATCATACAATTTGCTATTTTATAGATCCATCTATTGGATTTCGACCATCAACAGACATATCTAGTGTGATTATGGTTATGGGTTTGTTATTTAATGGAATTGTTCTATTATTTGGATCTTTTGGATTGTATATGGAGTATAGATGGAACCATCGGGCACTAACAAAATCACCATCTAAGATTACTTTACTTTGGCGTTCATTTCGTGATAAGATATGCGTAAAAATTGAATATGAATAACCAAACTCATTTTTAAGAAATTTAGGAATTAATATGACAACATCATTATGTAATTGGTTTTTCTTATTTGTAATGTTTATTGGTCCAGTATTATGTATTGTTGCAATGCTTATAATTGGACTAATTGATTCGTTTAAACGCAAAGATACTGAAAACATAGAACAACGTTCAGTAAAACAATGGCGTGAAAATAATTTAAGAGCTCAACACGAAATGAGAAAAGATTCTGGATGGTATGTATACGATGACAAACAAAGAAAAAGATGAAAGAATTGAAGAACTAGAAGATTGGAAAATGAGATTTAATTGGAACCTACACGGTGAAGTTGAATCATGGGGAGATTGGGAAACAGCATATCCTATTGATGCTGCTGAATTAGAAGAATTAAAAAGGTTGACAAACCGAAATAATGGTAGTATACTACACACATAAACTAAACTATTGAGGAATTTAAAATGTATATGAGAGAATATTACCTTGTTGTAACACCGGACGAACAATACGCCCACTTAGAATATGTTGAAGGACCAATGTCTAAAGAACTTGCCATGGAAAAGGCTTTTAATAAAAACACATATGATCGTTACGAGGGTGGGAGATATGATGTTGTTGTAAAAATTATTCAAGGGCTTGAATATATCGAAGAATAAGGGGTTGACAAAAGGTAAGACCGATAGTATAATATACACATAATTTAAAACAACTAGGAGCAACTCAATGAGTTCACATAAAATAGAATATGTCAAATATATTAAAATTTCATATACTATTCCTTTACATTCAAGTAAAGGAAATTTTATAGCTGATGTAACCGATTCAAAAGAATTCAAAACTGCACATCACGCCGCAAGATGGTATGCCCAAAAATGGTCAAATAAGAGATGGAGACATTTGCCATATAATCCCGATGATGGTAAACAAGCTGTTGTCGAACGCAGAGTTAAAAAGATTTTTAAAAAATACTTACCATAGGAAATATCATAATGACTTATACAACAACACCATTAGCATCTTATGATACTCTTAATAACCATGTCGGGTTTTATGTTACAATAGGTGTAGCTTTTGTGATATTAGCGGTATATAGAAAAGATGATTTCGCATGGATTTCAATAAGTATTTGGGTTATAATTACTGCTATAGTTAGTTGGAATTCTGGTGAAATTAGAGTATATAAAAACAATCCAGTTATTGGGCATTTGGTTAGATTTGAACCAGAAGTATGGGATGAAGAACACCATGGACCAAAAAATCAGGTGTCTCATACTACTGAAAGAAAAATGTATGTGGTATACCAAGTAGATGGCAATGAAGTAATATTCGATGCCAATAAAGGTGAACCATATCCACAAACAGCAACACTTTATCAAAATTAAACAATAGAGATTAAAATGACATATTATATTAAGCAAGGCGACATCTTTAAACCTAGTTCAGAAGCATCTTTAGACATTCGTAATGAATTACCAGTTGGTAATTATACAATTGGTAAAGATATGTATGATAACTTCTTTTTTCAAACAGTTGATTCATTTACATTACCTAATAAACGCTATGGTGATAATACCAAATATAGTGAACGTATCTTTAATACTTTCGTAAAAAGAGAAAATGCAACTGGTGTTCTATTAACTGGTGAAAAAGGATCTGGTAAAAGTCTATTAGCTAAATGCCTTTCTAGCAAAGCAGCTGAGAATAATATTCCAACTATTATTATCAATGCACCTTGGCATGGTGATGGATTTAATAACCTAATTCAAAGCATCCAACAACCATGTGTTATATTGTTTGATGAGTTTGAAAAAGTATATGATTCACAACAACAAGAAGCAGTTCTTACACTATTAGATGGTACATTCCCATCTAAGAAATTGTTTGTGCTAACTTGTAATGATCAGTGGCGTATTGATAGCAATATGCGTAATCGTCCAGGTCGTATTTTTTATTCTATTGAATTTAAAGGTCTATCTGTGGAATTCATTAAAGAATACTGTGAAGATAAGTTAGAGAATAAAACACATATCGAAACTTTATGTAAAGTATCAACACTTTACGAGCAATTTAACTTTGATATGCTTCAAGGAATTGTGGAAGATATGAATCGATATGATGAAAGTCCACAAGAGGCATTGCAATTATTAAATGCTAAACCAGAGTACAGTAATAAAATGTCATTTACTTGTGCTATGTCATTAAATGGTAGATGGTTGGAACAAAAAGAATTCTACTCTAATGGCTGGCAGGGCAATCCATTGTCTTCTCGTAAAAGCATTGAATATCTTAGAGTTGACGAAGATGGTGATGAATTCTGGGATAATTATGAACAGTTTGAACATAATGATTTAATTAATGTTGATGCAACCGCTGGTACTTTTACATTTAAAAATAACAACGGTAATGTTTTAATCTTGACTAAAAAAACTTATGCGAAACATAATTTCTTTGATGCATTCTAAGTTAATGAACAACGATAATTCTTGGGGATGGTTAGTTGTATTACTACTAGTATTTACTGGCCATCCATTAGCATTGGTGATATTATGACCGCATTATTTATGTTTAGATGTTTTTATACTTAATATTTGGAATGATATTACATGATATTGACTTAAAACTATTTCTTGCTGCACTTGGAATCCTTATGCTAATTTCAGTTGTAACATATGTTGAAGGATATATTGAAGGGTATAGCTCATGAAAATATTTGAAATAATTGCAGACAAACTCTCAAAGTCATATATTTTTGAAATGGCATTTGATAGGAAAGATGTTGAAGCGAGGATTACATCAATTGCTGATCCAATTGTTGAACACTTAGTTAAAGCTTTAAAATGGGAGGATCCAGTTAATTATGAAAAACATTTAGGTGATATAAACAATTGGTTATTTCAAATTCAACGATTGAAAATGAAAAACAATAAAAAACCAACTCAACATGATTATTATACTTGGATGTTTACTGATGTAGCACAAGACGAATTAACAATTAGTAGATTTGTCAAAGGATTACATAGATATCACCATCTACCAATAATTAAAACTGATGATGAAGTTTTTAATATAATTAAGAATATTTTATACCAATTAAGTTATGATTTGGCATTGAATAAATTTGATGATATAAATCATTATTTGAAATAGAAAACAAAATGAAAATTTGTAAACGAAATGAAAAATGGAAATCCTTCAGCGACTACATCTACAAAACTGTTGCATGGAGTGATGATGAATTACCATATTGTCCGATATGTGGAATGTGTTCATATGATTCAGATTATAGTAAAACACACGATTATTTTAAATTAAATGAAGGAATTGAAAAATATGAATTTTAATATATACACAGTACTAAGACTAATTTTATGTGGTGCCTTTGGGTTCCTAAGTGGATTTTGGTTAACATTACCACATGCAATAATTTTAATTTTGTTGGCAATAGTGATTTCTGCAATAGCAATGTATGAAGGGGAAGCAAGTGTCAGAAGGTAATATGTCTACAATTACAATAGATTTACCAGATGAAATACTATTTCAACTAATGTTGTTAGCTCACGAACGTGATATCACATTGAATAAATTAATAGAAAGCATTCTGCGTGAATATATTGATAGAATAGAACCATCTGAAGCAGATAATCAATTGACAGGTTGTTAACAACCTGTTATAATAGAATTTTTAATTTAAACAGAGAATAATATGAAAATCAAAACTAGAGTTAAATTTTCGGACAAAGGCCATTTATTAGTTGATGTACCATATAAACATGGTAATGTAACTTGGGCATTGAACTTCCATAGAAATCATTTTGACTGGATCCTTTTTAATAAACCAGACAAGTATAGTCCAACTAGAGTTACATTGGATCATCACAGTATTTTGAATGGTAAGAAATTACGTTCACAAATGATTTCAAAGGCAGCTGCCTCTCATCAATATGGTGTTTTAGACAAAATCAAGGCTACCATTAAGGGGTAACTATGAAAAAAATAAAAGATACAATCATTGCCATTACATTGGTAGTGGTTGGATTGACCTTTGCATTTTTAATAGGTATCGGTGCATATGAAACCCTTACCAAAATAAGATTATTATTACAATGAACATAATATTATATACCATTTTAACGTGCTTGGCTGCTGCAATAATTCATTACGATTTGTATGTAGTATTTGCAATGCCAATAATATTATAAAAGTTATATCATTTTAAACGGAGAGAAGATGAAAGAGAAAATTAAGGAAATAGCTCAACAAGCTGGATTAGTAGCAGATAACAATATATTTAGATTAGAACACTTTGCTGAATTAATTGCAATGGATGTTATATCCATTATCACAAGTCAGCAAAGTGATACCGAATTCTTAGATGATTGGGATTATGGATATGATGCAGCCTTGGATAAAACTGAAAATGACTTAAGAAAATATTTTGGAGTTGATTAATGCGAAAACCTAACAGTAATTATAATTACTGTTAGGGAATTATATAAGTTTATTATAATTTTAATTTTTTAAGATTAAATGGGAGGCGTCCTGGAACACATTCTTCTGGACAGGATGAGCTTAAGAAAGAACGTTGTCCATTATTATACCATTTATAATTTTCTCGTGACTTAGTTCTTTGGGCAATTGCATCAGCCGGTTGTTGTTTTCCACGTTTTACTGCTGCATTATTTTCTTTATGTTCCGCAGTTTGTGGTCCATAACGTTGCCCTTTCTTAACAGATGCCATATGCTGTTTGTATTCTGCAGTGCGAACTTTTCCAGAATTAGCAATTGATAATTTTTTAATAGTTTCAATAGAATGCTTACCACTATGACCAGCTTCTTCTTTAAGATTAGCCCATTCAGTGCTTTCAACTACATTCCATAAATTACTATAATATAAACCCCATTCTTCAATTTCGCTCATGCTTTGACATTCTTTGAGAATTATTGTTTCAACATCATATCCATGTTTTTTGATGTGTAATTTCCATTTAACTCCAGAACCTTTATAATTGTATGGGTCTGGTTTAGTTGTCATTCCTAAATATTTAAGGCCGGTTTTTCTATGTGTTTTTTGGTATAGATAAATAATCATGTTGATACTCCATATAGTATTAAAGTAGATGGGAAGTCCAATTCCGCGATCTACACTTATTTATCATTTTCTTCTTGACATTTATACTTCATTATAATATAATATACTCTTATAAACTATAAAATATTAAAAATATGAATGATAAACCATTATGCATAATGCTTGTAGGTATTCCAGGTAGTGGAAAATCCTATTTTAACCAATATTCATTATATGAAATGTTCCCGCAATTATCACATGATAATACTGTATTTGTGAGCACAGACAAGTATATTGAACAATACGCAACTCAACACAATAAAACTTATAATGAGGTGTTTCAAGAACAAATTAAACCAGCCACTAAAAATATGTATGACATGGTAGAAGATGCAGTTAATAATAATAAAAACATATCATGGGACCAAACAAATACCAGTGTTAAAACAAGATCATTTAAAATTAAAGCAGTTCCTGATACCTATGAGAAAATTGCTGTCATGTTTATGACACCAGAAGATAAAGAACACGCTAGACGATTAGCATCACGACCTGGTAAGAATATACCAGATGAAATAATGGCTAATATGAAAGCACAATTAGAAATTCCAACCGAAAAGGAAGGATTTGATAATATTATTTTTGTAGATAACAAATAGAAGGAATAAAAATGCCAAAGAAAATCGAAGCGTTAACAGTACCAACTTTTGCTGATGTGGAAAAAGATGGGGATTGGTATCATATACTAATACCAGATCATGAAGTGTGTGAAGCACAACTTATAAGATGGGATTTTAATTATGATCTATGGCAATCGTTAATAATCCCAAATGATAGCAGAGATGAGGCATTTTGTTATTTTATGTATGAAGATGGTATAAGATTTTCTGATACATTTTAAGGAATATAATGAGCAATCATATTTATTGGGTTGAAGTCCTTGAAAGAGAACCAGGTACCTTAGATAGCAAACAAGTTTTAAATGAATATCCATTCCCAGAGGTACCATTTGAACCATTTGGGTTTGACTTGGAACTGTTCAAAGAACAACTTAACAAAATTGAAAATAGGCACCAACGGCTTGCTTCACAGAACAGATTTAACTTTATTACTGAACGATGGCATCCAAATAATTTTCTTAGAGTTGTAAGAAAACCTTGGAAATATGCTTGACAAACTATACAATAACCAGTATAATATAATCTTTAATTACACAGGAACATGCATGAGCACATTTTATAAAATAGTTTTATCAATAGTTGTAATTTTTATACAACTATTCTTTATAGCACCTTGGTTGGTTTCACAACCATCTGATACTACTGTAATAACTGGTTTTGTTGATTTAATTTTATTGATTCCACAAGGATGGCTATTGGGTAAATGGATTGGTTTAACATTCGATAAGGAACAATAATGGACTTTACGATAGAACAATATTTAGACACCATTGATTACAAAATTGGTGATGGATCTAAATTTATGTGGTCTTGTTTTGGACCAAAAGCATATCAATATACATATGCCGCAATAAACTTTACAAGCTATGTCTTCGAATTAAATATGATTTTTGATACAGAAACTAGAATTGTATATGTAGTTGAGTTTTGTGTTGTTGAAGGCGATAAAGTATACAAATGTTTCAATCCAGAATTTAAAGAAGCATACGATACAGAAGAAAAAATCAAGAATGAAAGCCTTGGGTTTGAGCCTATTGAATATGAAGATTATACTGATAGAACACATGAGTTTAAAAATTTAGTAAACAGTTATTTTAACAAAATAGAGATTGTGTAATGTGTACACCCAAAGAAAAAGCAGAAATTGACAAAGAAGTCCACGAATGGTGGTCTAGAAATCAAGATGTTGTAGAAAAAATCAATAATTCAATGAACATGGTTGAAATCAATTCTGATATAACAATTGACAATTTTTCAGACACTATAGATAAGTTAATTCAAAAATCAGAGAGATACCATAAGGAATTTTTAGATGAAATTAAAGGAAATAATACTTAAGCCAGAATTAATAAATTGGGACATATTGAAGAACCCAGAAATTGCAAAACCGGTATATAAATTATTTAAATATTACAAAGATATTTCTCATAAGTTTTCAATTCCATCTACCGATTTATATAACAACTATCAAATAACAGATATAATAATTGATTTACATAAAATTAAACATGATGCATTATTTATATTTTCAAATACAGATCAAATTATTAAAGTGATAGATAGACTAATTAGTTATTTTGAATATAATGAATTATCATAATTTTTAACAAAACAGAGAGTAAAACATGAAGAAAATTTTAGCAGTATTAGCATTTGCATTTTTAATAACCGGTTGCAGTGATGTTCCGTCTGGATACGTTGGTATTAAGGTAAATCTTCTTGGTTCTGAAAAAGGGGTAGATCTACAAGAGTTAGGGACCGGTCGATATTGGATTGGTATTAATGAAAAATTATATACATTTCCGGTATTTTCACAGAACCAAGTTTGGACAAAAGATAGTAATGAAGGAAGTCCAAACGATGACAGTGTGACCTTTAATACTGAAGAAGGGCTTTCTGTTAACACCGACATTGGTATATCTTATAGTATAGATCCAAAGCGGGTATCTCTAATCTTTCAAAAATATAGAAAAGGTATAGATGAAATTACTTCTATATACATGAGAAGCATGGTGCGTGATGCATTAGTAGCAGAAGCATCTTCTAGGTCAATGGAAAGTATTTATGGTAGAGGAAAAACTGATTTTATAGCTGCTGTCCAACACCGGGTTATATCACAAACAGAACCACTTGGTATAATTGTAGAGAAGATTTATTTAATTGGTGAGTTAAGATTGCCACAAAGTGTTATTTCTTCGATAAATGCAAAAATTGAAGCCACACAGAAGACAGCACAAAGAGAAAATGAGGTTGCCCAGTCGAAAGCAGAGGCCGATAAATTAGAGCAAACCGCTAGAGGGGAAGCAAATTCAAAATTGCTTTTAGCAGAAGCGGAAGCCAAAGCTATTAAAATAAAAGGTGATGCTCTATCAGCTAATCCAAAATTGGTAGAATTATCAGCAGTAGAAAAATGGAACGGGGTTTTACCACAATATATGATGGGTTCGACAACACCATTTATAAATATGTCTTCAAAATAGGTTTAACTACATCCAGACGGTTACCGTCTGGATGTACTATCAAAAAATTATTTTGGATGATTGCGATTATAAGTTTCTTTATATTTTAATCTTGACTGCAGTTTTTGTTCGGCGGTCCTACCACTTTTTGTTTGTTTTTCTTTCCGTTTTCGTTCATTCTCCTGTTCAGGAGTTCTAGCAGCATGAGAATTTTTTAGTTTTAGTGTTATTACTAATTTTTCTTCTGGTGTTTTAGCATCAAATGTAGCTTTGCGCTTTGCTATAATATCTAATTTTTCTTCTAACGGTTTTGCCTCGATGGTTGCTTTAAGTGTTGTTTTTTGTTTTTCTATTTGAGTTTGTTTTTCTTCAGGTGACCTAGCATTCTTTGTTTTCCATTCTTTTTGTTTAGTTTCCAATTTTTCTTCTGATGTTCTATTAATTTTAGCTAATCTTTGTTTTTCTTTCGTTGCTAATTTTTCCTCTGGAGATTTTGCATCTTCTGTAGCTTTTTTCTTTGCATTGACCAATAATCTTTCTGCTGGGGTTCTTGAAGTTTTTGCTAGTCGTTGCTTTTCTTTAATTGTATAGTTTTCTTCTGCACTTCTAGCTGCTTCTGTAGCTTTTTTCTTTTCTGCAATTAATGTTTTTTCATACAAACATTTAGCCTTTCTAGTTATTGCAGTTTTTGCAATAGAATCTTCAGTAGCATGAAATTTATTACCACCGTTATTTTTATTAAGCCAATATGGACTTTTCGCTGCATTAATTCTTGTTAAGAACTTATGTTCCCAAGCGACTGTATCTTTTCTAGTTTTAAATATTTTTCGTATTTGAACAGAAAATAATTCCTTGCCATGTAGAGCAATTAGATTTTTTATTTCTTTTGATGATGTAAAATATGTCACCCAAAACTCAGTTGGATTTGCCACATTTTTTCTACTATTTGCATACCTACATCCGTAATAACGTTGGCCGGTTATTAGAAATGTTATGCAATATGTATACGGGACATAAATAAGTTTGTTGGTCATAATTGTTTCCTTAAATAATTGTTAGAATGATTAATGCTTATGGGAATTTGCCGTTCCGCGATAAGCAACCGATTTTCTCAATCGATGTATTTATTTATATAAAAAACTAATTTACGTCGTTTCTTTCTTGTAATAGCACAAAAAATGTGTTATAATATTTCAAATAATTTAATTTTTATACCCTCTTCGGAGGGCTTTTCTGCGTGGTGAAGAAATGATAGACATAAATGAATACGTAATACATACAAAAAAAATCTATATTTGGTAATAACCAAGCAGTCTTCAAATTCCCAAATGGATACGGCGCATCATTAATCCAAGGACCAACAACATATGGTGGTGATGAAGGATTATTTGAACTAGGTGTGTTGATATTTAGTGATGCCGGATGGGAGTTATGCTATACCACATCAATAGCAGATGATGTTATTGGTAATTTAAATGAAGATGATGTAGTAGAAATATTAAATAAGATTTATAAATTAAACAAGAGAATAACAAATGAAAATATCCAGGACTGAATTAAACAAGATACAAGAAACATTAAACAAATTTCCAGATGTACAGGAATTTAAAATTATTAAAGAAGGTAGTAGTGGTATTGGGAACATATTAAGTATTATGTTTAACCAAGAAGTAAACGGTGTAATGGCAGCAGTGCAAATAGAAATATCTGGTGTGGAGGATTGGTAGTTGTTTATATTGATCTTGATTACCTCACTTAAAGCACAGTTCCATCATCAGATTGAATTACACACTATACAAGGCTTGAAAACTGAAAACCAATGCCAGACCATAGGTAAGAAATTATCAGACGAATTTAAGCATTTAAATGCCGATATGGATGTAAAAATAATGTGTGAAGAAGGTAAATAGCCAGACAAAAGAAAGCCCGCATTTAGCGGGCTTTTTATTGCTTAAAATATTAATTCATCTCAATTGACAACAATGCCATTGAAAGTAAAGCTTCATTCTTAACACAGATCCAATAAATTCTTTTAGAGTAATGACCTTTACTCTCTACAGTTTCCCATTTACCGGCATATTTAATATGACTAGCCATGCACCAAATATACCTAGTAGGACGTGGGTACCGTTCTTCTAAATAATTTTTAATGTTCATGTAATTAGAAATTCCTTCACCTGCACCAAATCTTACAGCGTGGGTAAATCCATGCTTAAATGCCCTATTTCTTCTATCTAACTTTACTATCTTCATTTACTCCACCTCATTAAGAACCAATTACGATCTTCTTCATTTTCAAACCAAAATACGCCAGATTTGTGTGTCCAACGTGTACCACGATTACCAAATGATGATTTCATCCACGCTGCTTGTTCTTTGACAATAGACGACAAACAGCAATGTTTAATCCAATAATTATACTTCATCCCCATCTCAATAAAAACCAATTCATATCTTCTCTATTTTTAAAATGAAAATGAGTTCCTGCTACGAGCACACGGTCTCTTCCAAAATTATGACACCAGTCATGAATTGGTGGCAAATAGGTTTCATGCCAACCAGAACCTGGTTGATATAAATCATACCAATTAATGCTATAGATATCACACAATGAAAAAATAAGCCCATATTCATACTCTCTATCTAAAAAAGAAAATCTGTGAAACGTATATTCTTTCATGACCACCTCAATACAAACCAATTATAATGCGCTTCACTTTCAAATGTAAGATATGTTTTTTCTAATGTTGCGTGAAATGGTTCTAACTCTTTATTGATATTATCAATTCTAGCAATTCTATCAACATGTAATAATCCAACTAAACTCTTACTCTTAAGAACAGTCTCTTGGTAAAAGTTCAACCACCCTGGAACAGTTATATAATTCTTTCTAATCTTTTTCATGTCCCCACCTTAAAATAAACCAAGTATAATCTGCATCACTTAATGAATATTGATATGTCCCAGGCACCCATTTTGCCGACTTGTATCCAATACTATGTAAAAACATCTCGCCACCTTCTCTGGATGTATTTCCAATTCTACTAGAGAAGTGATTACTAAATAATTTTCGAAGTTCTGGATATGAAACTATTCGTATTGTTTTCATGAAAACCTCAATATAAACCAATTACGGTCTGCTTCATTTTTAAATTTAAATACATTACCGTAATTGGTGCTAGTATAAATCCAACTACTGGATTTATTCAAGTTTTGTGGTTTACCCCATTGTTCTTCACACCATTTATACATTTCTTTACGTTTCTTAAAATCTTCATCCGTTAAGACAATATGAAATGTATATAATTCTTCATCAATATACATTATGATTATTTCCTATAAATATTATTACCATTCATGAATTGGACCATAACAAATTCTTCTTCTGTATATTGTTTGCCATTTAAAAACCATGCTTTATACCCATTTGGGTATTCAACAGCAGGGCCATCCAGTCTATGTCTTTTGCCATTTAACCACCATTCTTTATGACCAGTTATACCTTCATATGCTGGACCATCTTCTCGGTGTAATCGGCCATTTAATCGCCATGATTTAGTACCGTCTGGATATTCATATTGTTTTGGTTGTGTTTTCATGACCACCTCAATAAAAACCAATTTGCATATGCTTCGTTTCTAAATTTAACTTGAATTGTGCCAATAGTTGTTAGATAGAATGCCCATTCCTGGTCTTTAAGATAATAAGAATATCCACCGTTCTCTAAACCACCAAAACTTTCAACCAGCCAGTTGTATACCTGATTGGCATTTGATGGAACTTTTATTTCAATACAATAAAGTTTTTGACCAAGTAAGTCTGTGCTGCATCTAATATTGTTCATTTGACCACCTTAACATAAACCAATTACGATCTTCCTCCGTTAAAAATCTAATGCTAGGATAATCAAATTCTGTATTTACTACATGCCATTTTATTCCATGTTCACCAAATGTATCAGTACACCAATCAATATATTCACTTAATAAGAAACGTTCGTTATTTTCTAAATCTATAAGATATATAAAAACTTCATTAAATGCTTTCACGACCACCTCAATACAAACCAATTACGATCTTCTTCACGTAAGAAACAAAACAAATCACAATCATAGGATTCACGATAATCATGAACCCATCGTTCATATTGTTCACCAAAAGTTTCTTCACACCATTCCCATAATGCTTCTGCCCAATCTACATTTTCTTGCAATGTAGATTCTATTTTCAATCTATCATCATAGTATAAATTAACCTGCCAGACAAATTCTTCTTTATAAAGTTCCATTTTAACTCCACTTAAAAATAAACCAGGTCTTGTGTTCTGGTTTTTTAAATGTAATTTTAAATCCATCATACAAATTACCACCAATAGTTGCATTAAATTCTGAATTTAACATAGTATCTAACTCTACACTATTGACAATTTTATAATGTTTAACATAATGTTTAATAAAATTTATCCAATATAACGGACACCTGTGTAGTTCGCCTGGTAATTGAATTACATTATCCATTATGCTACCGTATATTCAATATCATCTGGTAATTCAAAATGAAAATTAAACTTTGGAAAACGTTCATGTGCAACCTCTAATGCTTCGTCTACTGATTCACCTTGTGATACAAATGTCCCACATTCTTTAAACCACATCATAATTTGATTACCATGTTTCTCAACTTCTAATTCTACATACTCATATCCCTCATCACTTTCAACAGTATATGATCTAGTAGCGTTGTCAAATAACTCTATAACTGATTTTGGATCTCGTGCATAAGCACGCATTATTATTTTATTCCATAAAAATCCACCAATAAACATGCCAAACAAAAATGCACCAATTACTAATAAAATCATCATATTATTTTCCTCTTGTTAGTTTACTTAATAATAAAAAATTGTCATAACTTTGTTGTAAAGCTGGGTTCTCTAATATTTCTTCAGCTTCTTTAATCATTTCTGAAACACCAGCTCTCACAGCTTCCATTATAGTAGAAGTTTTCAATCTACACAAGTCTTCCCCATAGACTTCTCTCATACGGTCCCATGCTTCTTTTTGTTCTTGTGTATATGGTGGTATTTCTGGAGTATAAGTCAACTTATCTACAATAATAGCAGCAATGCGGTCTTCTGCATAACTTCCAGCAGCAATCATTGGTGCAAATGCTGGTTCAATGTTATATCGTCTAGATCTAGACCCTGGTTTGCATACTGTTAGATGAGTGCCTTCTGGCCAAGAATCGTTAAATTCATTGTCATATTCACGTGCAGGAATATATTTTCTGCCTTTTTTGATAAAATAAGTAGTCATTGATGGTTCCTGTAATCGTTAAAGTTCTATTATAACAATTACAGGAATAGATGTCAAGTAGAAAACTTGATTGTGTAGAATGTGTAATCTGATGGTTTAATATAAGCTGTTATATAATATTCGTATCCAAGGGTATATGGATGGTAATGTTTAACTACCTCTATATGTATACAATGATTACTAACCCATTGTCCTTCTTCAGAATTTAGCCAAATATCTAATATTTCATTCTGTGTCGGTGATGTCATATATATTACCACTCTATGAAATATTTTTCTTTCATACACGGAGTCGTTAAATATCTTAAAATTATCCATGTATTATCCCCACTTTAACAAATACCAAGTAAAATCTGATTCATTTCTAAAGTAGATATAGTTTTGAAACTGAAACCATCGGTTGGTATCAACTTTAAATTGTTCAGTACACCAGGTAACTTGGTCCCATCGTGTACTATTACAACTAGATAGCAGTACACCATAATAATCGTGTAATTCTTCAGACATTTTTATAATTGGTACTAGTTTCTTCTTTGTCCCACTTTAAAACAGCCCATGTATATTTTGCTTTTGCTTCTTCTTCATTGTCATATTTCCAACCAAACTTATTGATTCTATTTTGACTATTCAATATAGAATCATATTCTGTCATCTTATCTGCCGCTGTCCAAAACCGGTGTCTTAAATTTAAATCTATTTGATAATATTTTTGTTTTCTTACAGAATGTTCAGATAGCGAAAATTTATCAGATTTGTTTAATAATTTATGGCTATTTCTCATTATTCTCTTATTTTTCTTCTTTTTTAGGAACTCTTTCAGACCATCTTAATAAAAAGAAATCACGATGGCCTTCATTTTTAAATGACCATAACCTATCAGTCATAAAAATTCCACAATTAGAGCTTTCACTCCAATCAATCATTTCATCGCGTAAATCATCATTCATTTCATCACGGTCAAATGATAGACCTGGTAGTTTGAACATTCCCACGGATACGTGCTTCATATAACTCTCCACATAAAATTAAAAATAATATTGTATAATAAAACTGGTTAAATGTCAACTCAAAAATTCACTATACTTTAATAAGAAAAAAGTTCTCTTTGGCTCACTATAAAAATCTAAGTGTATCATATTGGAATAATACCCTCTAGATGGTTGAATCATATAAGTTTCATCTACAATTTTATTAGCATATTGTTTCATGAATTCATCGTACATTGGATTTTCTATCCATGTACGATGCGACCTTGATGTAAATCCCAAAACTTTCTTAGTTTTTTCTCTTATGGCTAGAACACTTTTTGGATAATCTTTATACATTTCTATTAATAAATTATGCCATTGCATCTCTGATATTATTACTGGTTTCATTGCCACCTCATTAAGAACCATTGATAATGCGCTGTACTTTCAAATGTGAGAACACGATCTTGATATATTGCATTAAATTTTTGTAATTCAGCATTACGAATTTCCAACCACAGTTCTTCATCATTCCCAGACATGCTATCACAATGATCACGAAGATTCAATATTACGGTGTCTGGCATATAACTGATACTTATTTTTACTTCATCCATTTTAATCTAAACCATGTCATTTGGGCACGTTTTAATTTCCTAGCATCAAATTCTACATACCATTCTGTCTCACGACCGTAATCATTCCAGTGATACCGTTTAATCATTGCCCAACCTTTGCCAGTTATATAGTCGGTAGACCAAAATTTGTGGTCATCTATTGGTCCAAAATGTTTTATTAACCATTCTTGAAGTTCTGTGTATTCAGGACTATCATATTCTATTAAATCTTTAACTTGTTTTCTAAGCACTGTGTTTTATCAAATAAAATGTTAAATATTCATTATCCAAAATAGCCATATCAGTTGGATATCTATTGTGTTCGCCTTTGTACCATGTATTGGTATTCGCATTTAAGATTTGTATCTTAACCATCTTTGGATTGAGTTTTATAACTTTTGCTACTTCTAATCTATTATAGACACTAACAGCTACAAAATCACCAACTTTGATCTTACGACCGATTATATCAAAATGAACTAGTTCCTTTTTAGGGGTTCTCTTCTTCTCTGTCATATACTTCCCATGTATTATTTTCATAGTCCCAATGTCTTGTATCATAAACTGTATATTCCAGAGTATAACCAAACAACCCTAATTTAGTATTCAACCCTGCGTGGTCACAGTTAATACTTAAACAAAACTCGATATTAATAATTTGATCTGTGCGATATAGATTAAGTTCCCATGCTTTATGGGTTGTAAGTAACCCATTTGTCCCCCAAATCAAATTCCAAGTATTAGACCAAGGATTTGAAATTAAAAAATTAAAAGTTATCATTTATATCACCAAACAAAATGCAAGATAGCCAATATAACACAAATGATGAAAAAGCTGGTCAAGACCGATATGACACCAAAATTGTTTATCATTCATATCACGATTACCATAATTCATTTTAATCCAATCGATATGGTAATGTAAAATTATATCAATTATACCAATAAATAATGCTTGGTTGAATGGAACTATGAATAAGAAAATAGCATAAGTTAAAAGACCATGTTTAACACTATGCCCTACACCAATCATATTACCATATATGCCTTTTGTCTGAACTTCATCTTGCGATTGATTCATGAAATCCACATGGTAATGTTTTAATTGTAAAAATACAAGGACTAATAATATGTCCATAAAAATCTCCGAATTTAAATTATTAGTATACTACAGTTATTTGTTATTGTCAAGGTTTTCTTCAGCTTGACATATTTGTTTAACCATATTGTAATTGTTCTTGGCATTTAATAATGCTGGATACTTTTCAAGTATATCCTTTTCATTCATCTCTTCTATCATCTTTTGTTTAGCCCATTCTAATATTTGTACTGCTTCAAATGATAAATCTACCGCAGCATCTCCTTGTAATTCGTACCACGCGGTACCAGAATTATATTCTACTCTACCATTTTTATACCTCATTTGACCACATTCTGCTAATGGGTCTAAATTGGATGAGTTAAAATTATAAGATGTTAGATATCGCCCTGTTGTTATTTTATTGATCATAGTTCTTTCACGTTAAATTTTAATAGTAAAAATGTTAAATCTGAATCATTTGTCAGTCTAAGATCCACTAAATTTTTTAAATCCCACCGAGTGCCATAGCCACCCCAATTATTATTGATATACCAAATTACTTCCATTGGGTCTTCAAATTTCCAAATTGGTATTGATATCATATTCCAAACTTAATCCTAAATAACATATACTTTTGTTCATTTACAATTATGTAGTTTGCAGTAATATACCCATCTATTGTTATAGATATTCCATATGTTTTTTCAATATATTCAGACAAATCTGCAAATTTCTTATGACATTCTGTAGATGCAATAGTTCTAATTATTTGATAAAACTTATCACGTTTTATACGTTCTTCGGCTAATTTTGGATCCATTATTTCCACCTTAATATAAACCAAGTGTACACATCTTCTCTAAGATCATAGCAATTTTCTTCCTGCCAATAATCCTTAAATCTACGGTTTGCAGTATACCGCCATCCATCTGATTGGTTAATAATCCAATCGTTTATCTCTGGTCTATTAGATCTAATCGTATACCATTTTTCATTTAAATCTTGGACAACCCGAACATTTTCATATGGTTTTGTAAATGCAGATGGAACCAAAATATGATTAAAAAAAGATTTCAGAACACAAATTTTTCATTCTGAACACCATCTTAATGCAAACATTGTTGAATCAATATCACGATATAACGTTAAAACACCACCTTGCATATTAAATTTCATTTTACGTTCTCGAAGCCATTCTGCTACATTATTCCATTCTACTGTTGTTAGACCTTTTTCGTTATTACTTAATAAAAAGCTATTATTTTCAAATGGCATTTTACGTATTCTCATCCCCACCTCAATGCAAACCAATTACGGTCTGCTTCATCCTTTATTAAAATTCTTTCAGATCCAAGCCAACACCATTTAGGATTTACTTCACCCATACATGCTATTTCCTCATATTCATAGTATTCACAACTTGGTCCAAACTGTTCCCAACACCATTGGCGGATATCACGTACTCTAGCCATATTTTCTGATTTATTATAATGATACATTAACGCCATATAGGTAAAATATGAATTACCATTGTGTCTACCATCCATCTTTTGTATTTTTATTTTCATAATTTAATCTAAATTTAGTAAATGTCCATTATATTACAAATGATGTTGAATGTCAATAAATAAATGATGAGAATACTAGTTACCGGCGCCAACGGGTTCATTGGACGAAATATGCTTGAATGGTTAGCACAAGAAGAATTCTGGGATGTTGAAATCTGGAACTGGGATCCAAATAACTATCCTGATGTACGACGATATAAATGGGTTATCCACTTAGGAGCGGTTACCGATACTAGTGATAAAGATGTTGATACCATTATACACAAAAACTATGAGTTTAGTCAATGGCTTTTTCAAGAATGCAATAAAAATAAAGTTCATTTGCAATATGCGAGTACACATGATGTATATGGAACTAATAAGAATTTTAGTGAATTTGCACCTTGTCATCCACATACCCCATATGCTTGGTCAAAATACTTATTTGATAGATGGGTTTTTCAACAAGAACACAGTGTTTATGTCCAAGGATTCAGGTACTTCAATGTATATGGAAAATATATGTATACCAAGGGAAGTCGTGCAGATATTATGTATAAATGGAGAGAAGAAGCAAAGTCAACTGGAACTATAAAAGTATGGAATAATGCAGAACACATAAAACGCGATTGGGTATGGGTTGGTGATGTTTGTAGATTACATATTGATTTTATTAAACAAGTCAATGGATCTGGAATCTGGAATGTTGGGACTGGGTTATCACACTCGTATTTTGACATCGCTACTGAAATAGCAGAACAAGAAGATGCTGTTATAGAATTTGTAGAAGCTGGTACTACAGAAAGATATGATGTAAAGGCAGATTTGAAACATCTTAAAGCAACTATTGGAAAACGTAAATGGTTGAATATATATGAATGGATTGATAGACGAAATGGATAAATATATGATTAGAAGGATTAAATCATGAGAGCAAATGAATTTTTAAAAGAAGCAAAACTTGGTGTAGAAGCTAAACGAGCAATGCGTGAGGGAAGTCGTCCAGGACGTGGGCACAAACCGGAAGCATGTTATAATATGGATGAAGAATTTGAATTGGATGAAGCTGGAAAAACACCAAAATCAGTTTGCTTAAGTAAAAAAACTGACAAAGAATTAGGTGCTAGTCAACTTTCATCTTGTAAAGCACAAGGTTTAAGAAAACGTGATACAAAACGTAAGTTTAAAACTGGTGGAAGTGATGTACCAAAAAGTATTAAAGGGAAGAAAGTACGTAGCTCAGATTATGGTGGCCCGTTGCCAAAATGGAAAGGTAACTAATGAGATTCCAAGAATTCAAGGTATTAAAAGAATTAGCAAGTCCACTGAGTATTATATCACAGGCTGCTGATCTCGCTACTAAATATTCAAACCCATTTTCTGCATTAGGGATTAGTAGTGGAAATGATACTAGTGGTAATACTGCTAGTAATCTTCCAGGTGACCAAAATATTAAAATTGGGTCAGGTGGTACAGGGTCTATAAATAAAAATGAAGTATCATCATATTTAAAATCAAAAATGGATGATAACCATAGATTAGGTATTTTAGCCAATATAGAAGGTGAGTCACATTTTCAACCAGGAGTATTAGGTGATAAAAATACAAGTGGTGGATTATTTCAACATCATAATGAGAGATTTACTAATATGGTAAATTACGTTGGAAGTGATTGGGCTACTGATTGGAAAAATCAAATTGATTTTGCATTATCAGAACCAGAAGGTAAACAATATTTGGCAACTAGATTTAGGACACCAGAACAGGCAACTGAATGGTGGGTTAGAAATTTTGAAAGACCAAAATATGCAACATCTGATACAAATAAACGTATTGGTTATTTAAAAAATTTTGGATAACATTATACTAAGTTAAATACCTAATGAATTTAGGTAATATAGTAGGTAATTTAATAATAGCACCACCATCAGTCAAAGGCAACTTTTGGTATAAAACAGTTATAATGATAGTTGAACATTATAATTATGGAAGTATAGGTCTAGTCCTTAATAAACGTAGTAATCTAACTATTAATGAGTTGGGTGAAAAAGTAGGACTAGACTTTGATATACCAGGATTTGTTTATAATGGTGGACCAATTAGTCCCAATAGTCTTTCATTGATACATTCAAATGAATGGGAGTGTAAAAATACATTAAGAATCAATGATAACTTTTCATTAAGTTCATCAGATAAGATTCTGCCAAGACTTGCCAATGGTGACTTTCCAAATAAATGGAGATTGATGTTTGGGATGTGTGGATGGGCCAATGACCAACTGCGCTCAGAAATATCGGGAACTCCACCGTATAATCATACCAATAGTTGGTGTACAGCTTCAAGCGACATTGATTTGGTATTTGACCAAGATCAAAAAACACAATGGCAAAATGCGTTAGAAAAATCCGCAGAAGATTTTGCAAAATCAATTGAATTTAAAAGTAAAATATAAGATTACAGATTATGGATTGTTTATTACTAAATGCATCAGGAATGCCTGTTAGTATAATGCCACTCAGCACTATATCATGGCAGGATTCAATAAAATATATGGTTTTAGAAAAAGCCGATGTTGTGCTGTGGCACGACAATTGGACCATTCGCTCTGCAAATTGGAAAACTAATGTCCCAGCTGTTCTAATGCTCCGTGAATATTTAAAACCAAAAACTACAGTAAAATTTAGTCGGGCAAGTTTACTGGTAAGAGATGATGGAATATGTCAATACTGCGGAACTACACTTAATTTAAAAACTGCTACAATAGATCACGTTATCCCATCATCAAAAGGTGGAAGAACTAGTTGGAATAATTGTGCACTGTCATGTTCAAAATGTAATTCGGAAAAGGGAAATTCCTATCCATGGAAGAGCCCATATAATACTCCTTATAAACCTGATTATTTTGAATTAGTAAACAAACGTAAGAAATTTGGTTTTGAAGTTAAACATAAGGAATGGTTACATTATATTTTTTAACGTATCTGATACAGTTTCTGGTGTCCTAAGCCAGAAAGTATATCCAGCAAACTTTCCTTTTTGTATAATTTCCCCATCATACTTGTTAATAAGACAATAAATATTTCGTGCTTTAGCACCTATATTTGATGCAAAATCTGGTAGTGATATAAAAACATTAATATTTCCTTTTGGATCTTTTACAATTAATTTTTTACATTGTTCTCTAGTTTTTTCGTTTCCAATTTTACCGTGTAGTGCCAATTTATTTCTTTCATCGGAATTTAAAAACCGTTTGGATTGTGCATTAGAGCAAGTAGCTTTATATATATCCGACATAAATTTTCCTTTATTTTTTGATGGTCTTCCTTTCATAGCTAATGATAATTTTAGATTTTTTCTGCCTGTATTAGCAAGTCTTGTTTTTTCCACTGCTTCTCTAGGCATTATTCTTCCTGTACATATTTTGGACATATGTATTTTATATTCTTCGGTATGTTTATATCCATGAGCACCTTCACCACCATCAGTTAGATTTCTTAAAATACCAGTTCCATTATTTTTCCTACCATACCATCGAATTACTCTACGTTCAATTGCAAATGCTCCAATACTACTTAAATTTGATTCAATAATAACTATTCGTTTTTTATCAGTTGGGACTTTTACAGTATGGTCATTTGAGAAAGCTCGATAACCAGTTCCCTTGCCAATATAGTAAGGGGTTCCATCTTTTTTACGAAGATATGCGTATACATAAAATCTAAAAATAGGATCGTTGTTTGTATAAATATTCATGTTGATACTCCTTCAAAGTATTAAAGTAGTTAGATGTTGACGCATCGTGAACTACATCTTTATTTATTAAAATTATTAAAATTATGAAAAATATACTTTGGAAAATAGCAGGATTTATCTTACTAGGATTGGCATATATCGGAGTAATCACCCCAGGGGTCCCCTTTAGCATTTTTATCGTGGGTGCTGCATATTGCTTTTCTAAAAGCAGTCCTAATATGCATAATTGGATTTATAATCATAAATTATTTGGTCCATTTATTACTAATTGGACACATTATAAGGTATTTCCAATCAAAGCAAAATACCTCATGGTAGGAATGATGGCTAGTAGTCTAATAATAATGTGGTTTACTACACATAATGAAAAAGCAGTGTTATATGCTGGCATTACAATGTTTCTAGTCGTGATATGGGGATGGCGATATCCAGGAAGTATAAAAGAATATGATAATAGAATAGAATTACACAAAAAGATAGGGTGGTTTGTTTAAATAACATAAATATTCAATAACCTCAAAGGATTTTTATGAAATATATTTTATTACTATTACTAATGGTAGTTGCACCAGTACACGCTGGGGTAATCAATGACCAATGTCCACAACTAACTGTAAATGGAACACCATTATATCAACCACATCCAGGTGACCAAGAAATTTGTCATTTGAACTATGCAGTGATTCATAGATGTGATGTCAAAGCACCAGTAGCAGTGTTCGAACATCTATCTATGGATGATATGACAGGTCCAGCTAAAAGGAAAGACAACTTCCATCCAGATCCATCTGTTGCGCCACAATGTTCTGCAACATTAGCTGATTATGCTACTGTTGGTAACAAGTATGATCGAGGACATATGTCCCCAGCTAAGAATAATACACAAAATGATGCTGTTATGAGTGAAAGTTTTAATTTGTCTAATATGGTTCCACAAGTTGCCAATAATAATAGAGGAATTTGGAAATCACTTGAAACTATTGAACGGCAATGGGCTATGACACCAGGTACTGATTTTTATATTATATCAGGTGGAATTTATGACCCAGGACATTTTGTAACTGGGAATGGATTAGGAATTCCAACTCGATTATATAAGATCATAGTTGAAAAGAATAGTAGAACAGTTAAAGCATATTTAATGCCAAATGCGCCATTACCAGTAGCAGATTTACCAAAATACGAAGTACCAATGGCTGCAGTTGAAGAAGCAACTCAAATGAAATTTGAGTTGGGTCAGTAACTCTGATAAATATTAGATATTCCAGGAGAATTAAAATGAAAAGAATGTTAGTGTTAGTAGCAGTGATATCATTAGTAGGTTGTGCGTATATTCCAAGCAAATGGGATGGAAATGAAGCAAAAGCTATAATTGATATTGAAATGTCAGCAAAGTATTTTGATTGTGCTAATGTAAAAAGCCAAATCAATGACTTAAATAAACAAGTTGAATGGTTTAATACCTATTCAGTATCACGTGGTTCAAATGATATAGTAGCATTATTTGAAGAACTACACAAGACAGTTGCAGAATTTAAAGAACGTAGTGACCGTGGTAAGGTTAGTCCTATGTATTGCTCTTTAAAAAAGAAAATTATAGAGCAACAAAGCGACATCATTGCCCGCGCAGTGCAAAAAAGATTTTAAGGAGAATAAAATGAGTTTATTAAGTGATATAATTAATAGTGGTCAACAATGGGCCATCGATAGAGCTAATTATGCCGTCCAAGTTTCAGAAGCAGTTGCATCTGGTCAATTGAGTGCTGAAGAAGGAAAAGAAATTTTAGCAGATCTAATTAGCACAGAAAAACTAGAAGAATCAGCTAATAATGCTCAACTTAGAGCAGCATTGGTAGAATTAGTTACAATCGCCGCTAAAGCTATGGCTTAATACTGCAGTTAACGCATTTATTAAGTCTTCAATCAGTAATTCTTTATCAGTGAACGGATCAGATACCCATATAGTTTCTATAAATTCTTTGCCATGTTTTTTATAGTGTTTCTTCCAATATGTGCCGGACCCTAGATACTTATAAGGATCAGATTCTGTAGTTTTACCAAAATATTTAAGACCTGTTATTGAATGTTTTTTAATATAAAGATATGTTGGTGGTATTTCTGTATAAATACACATGCTGATGTCCTCCATAGACGTTAGAGTAGTTGGGAACGTCAATTCCGTGAACTACATCTTTATTTATCTCGAATACCTTTTCATTACGATAGTCAACGTTTCAACAAGATCGGAAATCATACCATCGGTGTGGTTCGGAGTAGGGGCGAACCTCAATCGTTCAGTACCAACTTCAACTGTAGGAAAATTTATGGCTTGAACGTAAATGTTATAATCATTTAACAAAATATCACTTATCTCTTTGGCTTTCTTTGCATCACCAATTATTACTGGAACAATGTGGGTTTTTCCATCCATCACTGGTATATTGTATTCTCTCATAAGAAATCTTAATTTATTCGCACGTTCTTTAATTTTCTCTCTTATTTCATTATGATCTTTTAAATATTTCACAGCAGCCAATGCACCAGCACATATTACTGGACTTAGTGATGTTGAGAATATAAACCCAGCCGCAATACTTCTGATTGCATCTACTACGATGGCATCAGCAGCAATATATCCACCCTGAACTCCATATGCCTTACCTAATGTTCCATTAACAATATCAACTCGATCTTGTAATCCAAGTTCTTCTAATAATCCAGCACCAGTTGGACCTATTACGCCTATGGAGTGGACTTCATCAAGATATGTTATGGCATTATACATATCAGCTAAATCACAAATTTCTTTAATATGGCTAATATCACCATCCATACTGTATACACTTTCAAACACTATACAAGGAGTATTCCCATTTTCAACTGCTTTCTTTAAACAACTTTCTAAATCTTCTAAATCATTATGTCTGAATATTTGTTTTGGTGCTCTACTATAACTCATACCAACAATTAGACTATTATGATTTTTGCTATCACTAATAAATTCAATATTGTTAATGATCTTAGATAATGAAATCAATGATGACTCATTTGCCACATATGCTGAAGTAAATAACAATGCTTTTTCTTTCTTATGTAATGATGCCAATTCATGTTCAAGTGCAACGTGGTAATGGCTAGTACCAGATATATTTCTAGTACCACCAGACCCAGCACCAGTCATATCTAATGCTGTTCTCATTGCATCTAATACTACTTTAGACTGACCCATGCCCAAATAATCATTTGAACACCAATTGACAATGTTCTTAATAGCATATGGGCCATACCATATTGCATTAGGAAATTTACCTTGTTCTCGCAGTATGTCATTGAAAACACGATACTTTCCATTATCTTTTAAATTTTGTATTAAATTGTTGAAAGGAGTTTTATTAATCATTTCCATATTTACCTAAATAGATAATAGAGGAAAAATTTATGGCAGCCAACGGAATTTCAACATTATCTACCAAACAAGCTAAGCAAGAACAAAAACTTGCAATTGCTGAAGCAAAGCGTCAAGGCAAAACTGTAGCAGTTGATGGAACTATTACAGGTAGTTTAGACAATACTAAAAACTATTACAGACCATTACATACATTGGCAATAAACAATTTACCAACAAAGTATAGTGGCAACAATGTAGTAGACAACCCAAATGTTGGTGGGTTAGTTCAAGGCCGTCCCTGGATATAGGAATTAAAAAATGAAAATGAGTGATATTTTACATAGCATAGCAGATATGCTAGATCAAAAAGATGGTGGTTTAGAAGCACCGGAAAATACAGAAAAATCAGCAGATGATTTTCAACATGATGTCGATGACGGTGCGGAAAGTGGTGATAAAGATGCCAATATTGGTAATTTTATCCCACCATTACAAACAAAGCTTGAAATTCTTAAAAAATCTGCTGGAATGGATAACGCATTTAATCAAGATGATGAATTAAATGATATTAAAAAACTTTCAGGTGTTAAACCTATTGCAATTCAATTTGCAAGTGAAGATAATGATATTGTAGGATAACATAATGTCAATAAGAAAAATTAGAGCAGGACGTATTCCAACTATTTCAGCAAATGAATATATTGGTGAACGTGGAACTATATTTTGGAATGAAGATACTGGTGAACTACGCTTAAGTGATGGCATTACACCAGGTGGAAATACAGTTATTGTTGGATTTGCGTCCGAGCAAATAGCAGGAAGTGTAAAACCAGGTGGTGGATTTACTGTTTCAGCCGATGCAACACTTAGTTTGAATGTTGGATCAATGTTTGAATTAGATATAAACAATGTATTTCAGCTTAAACCTGCCACTTCTTCACAATTGGGTGGCATTAAAGCAGGTCCTGGTATCGAAATTGCATCCGATGGCACGTTACTTATTGATAGCGCTGGTCTAAGTTTTAGTTTTGGTGATTTTTATGCATCAGGAAATAATTTTTCAACTGTTAATTTAAATGAAGATGTGAACATCGTATCAAATGGTACTGGAACTGTTAACATAGTTGGTAATTTTTCAGTTTATAAAACAGACGATACGGTAGCAGGTGCTGAAGCGGTAAGTCCGATTTTTCATATTAGTGGAGATGGACAAATACAAATGTTAGTTCCATCTGCAGACCAAAATACTGGTGCATTAGAAATAGTTGGTTCATTAGATGGTGTCTATCAAATTCCAGTTAATACAGGTGTAATGCTACATATAACAGGTATACCACCCCAAGGAGGAATAGCTACACCGAGTCGTTTATATAACGATGCCCAAGGTTCATATGCATTATATGCTGGAAGAAGATATAATGGAACAGCGGTGTCACCATTGCCTGTATTAGCAAATGAACCACTTGTAAGATATGCTGGGGTTGGCTATGCTAGTGGTGGTTGGCCAGGATTTGGGCCAGCTAGAATGGAAATTAATGCTGGTGAAAATTTAACTAATACTAATCAAGGTGGATATTTAACATTCTATGCTACACCAAATGGTCAAATTGCAAGTACAAATAATACTAAATTAGTTGCTAGAATGGATACTACCAGCGGTATTGTATCATCTAAATTAAATGTTGTAAATTATACCGTTATCAATGGGCATTTAAATGCAGTTCCTCTGGTTATTAACGTATCTGGTGCAAGTGGAACAGCAGGAACTGCTACATTAACTTTTTCAACACAACCATTCCCACCATTCTTGGTAGGTGGAAAAATTACTGTTTCTAGTATGAATCCAGCAGGATACAATGCGAATTCGGTGACAGTTACTGCATGTACAACGACATCAGTAAGCTATAGTAATGCCACTACCGCAACATTTGTTGCTGGGGGAATTATAACTGGATTGGATACTATTGTTCTTAATTCTGGATTGGTTGGTGCAATTGATAATATTAACATCGGAACATCAACTCCTGGCACTGGTGCTTTTTCTGCATTATCTGCATCAAATGTCTCATCATCTACTGGAGTAGTTTCACTAGGAACATTTGCTGGCTCATTCACCGATGGCGTAATCATCGATTATGCAAATAGCATAGGTCGTATTAGTGTAGGAGACAATGATGGAATTACATTTTATAAAAGTGCAAATACAACTAGAGCAGCATTACTAGCAATAAATTCAAATGGAAATTTAACATTATCTGGAAATACATTAACTATATCAAATGCAACATGCTATATAGTTAATACAACTGCAACAACTGTTAATTTTGCTGGTGCAGCTACCACATTGAACATTGGAAATTCTAGTGGCACTACTACAATATCTGGTAATTTATCTGTTTCTAATACCATATCTGGTAGTGTTAGTGGCAACGCTGGAACTGCGACTAAACTGGCAACAACAACTAACATAAATGGAGTTAGTTTTGATGGATCGTTGTCTTCATACACATTAACAGCTGCAGCAGGAACCTTAACAGGAACTACCTTAAATTCAACCATAGTAAATAGTAGTTTAACAAGTGTTGGAGCATTAACTAGTGGTAGTATAGGTTCTGGATTTACTGCAATACCTAACTCAGCGTTAGCACATAATAGTACAACTATAGGTACTACTGCGATTAGTTTAGGTAGTTCAAGTACAACATTAAGTGGTATGTCTAGTATAACATTTGCTGGTGCAACTAGCGGAACTTCATTATTACAATCTCAAGCAATCGCTGCAACAACAACATTTACTTTACCATCAACTACCGGTACATTAATAGGTACAGGCGATACTGGCACAGTATCTAATTCTATGCTATCACATAGCACAATTTCTGGAGTTGCTTTAGGTAATAACTTAAATTCTTTAACAACAGGATTTGGATTACAATTATCTTCAGGAACAACATATAATGGTAGTTCATCTCTTACATTAAATAAATATTACACAATAACTGGACCAGTATCTATAGTATCTAATGCTTATGCGTTAGACTTAGGAACAGCAAATGGTGTTGTTATTTTAGATAACGCTGGTGCTGCATTTACTATTACTATTTCTAATCCGCTAGCAGGTAGAAATATTCGTGTATTAGTTACATCATTAAAAGGAAATCCAGTAATTACTATTAGTGGATTATCTGCGTCAAATAGTAGTAATGGAACACTTACATTCACTTCAAATTATGGTCCAGGTACTACTACATTTGCATTAATTGAATTCATTTGTACCTCTAGTGCTCTGTCTGGGGTTTATATGAATATATCTGGTGGGGCTAAATAATGAAAATAAGAGAAATAATTAACGAAGGGTTAGCGCAAGATAAAGCAAATTTAATAATTAAAAAATTTATACAGTTTGCACAAGACCATTTAGAGTTAGCTGAATTACCTTCTATTTCTCTAAACACTAATTCACACATAAGTATTGAACATAAATCATTTGGTGGATATAGTCCATCTGATAAAAGTATTAATGTTATGATGTCTAATAGACATATACAAGACGTGCTTCGTACAATTGCACATGAACTTACGCATTATAAACAAGATCTAAATGGTGAATTAAATGCGGATAGTGGCAAAGATGGTAGCCCACAAGAAAATTCTGCAAATTCTACTGCAGCTATAATCCTTAGAAAGTGGGGTAAATTACACCCAGAATTATTTGGATATGAGGCTATAGAATGAAAAAAGGCCCGTTAAGGGCCTTTTACTTATTTCTTACCTACAAATTCATTCATGCTATTTGCAATATCAAGAACTTTTTCAATGGTTGGAAAATCTGGTCTGTCTGGTGGAATAGTAAATCTATCTAGTTGTTCTAGCATCAAATATAGTTCATACTCTCTAAATCGTGCATTAAAATCACTTATTGCTAAATCTTTAGACATTGCTAGTATATCAGTTCTGATATCATAACCCGTTTTACCACTTGTTTTTACTTCCCTGCTTTGTAATGACATAATATTCTCCTTGTGTTCTTTAATTAAATAGTAAAAATGATATTATAGTATATTTTGTTATGGTTGTCAAGTCTCTATAAATAATTTAAATGAAAACAATAATTAAATCAAGTCAACATAATATCAAATTTGCTAATATTGGTAAACAACTGATATTAAAAGAATTCATTACCGAATATGATCGGGTATTGTGGTGGTTTGTTGATTATTTATGGAATAATAAAATCATTTGGGGCAATAATAGAACTTTAGATATCAAAAATAATAAATTAGATGTTCCAAGTTTTATTTCTACCACTGATATCGATTTAATTACCGATCTTTCAGCAAGGGCAATTAAATTAGCGTCAGGGGAAGCTCTGGCAATTATCAAAAGTAGAACAGAAAAACGAAGAAAACAATTATTTGTTCTCGCTAAACAAATGCGTGCTGGTGATAAATCTATTTCAAAATTACAATCAAAAATTGATAGTAATCCATTATCAAAACCAACACGAAATAGCAATAATTTAGTAGCAAATTTGGATAGTAATTGCTGTAAATATATCCCAGATACCACTGGTATCTTTGATGGATGGCTGAAATTATCATCACTTGGTAAAAGGTATGGACATATTTATATACCAATTAAAACAACAAGGCATTCAAATCAATTAGCCAAGAAAGGTTATAAAATGATTACTAGTTGGCAGATTTCTACTAACACTTTATATTCCAGATGGGAAACTACACGAGAGAAATCAACTGGTAGTAAAATCATTGGTGCAGACCAAGGATATGTTACTTGCTTATCATTAAGTGATGGACAAACAACTAGTGCTGATATGCATGGTCATGATTTACATAGTATAATCAATAAGTTATCATATAAAAAGAAAGGCAGTAATGGCTTTAAACGAGTACAGGAACACCGAACAAATTATATCAATTGGTCCATAAATCAATTGGATTTATCAAATATAAAAGAACTCAGATTAGAAAAGTTATTTCAAATGAGAAAAGGTTCTAATATGGGAAGAAATTTAAGTCATTGGACTTATACACAAATCAATGCACAGATAATGAAGCGATGTGAAGAACTGGGTGTCCCAGTAATCGAGCAATCGGCTAGTTATAGAAGTCAAAGATGTAGTGATTGTGGATGGACCCAAAAATCAAATAGGAAGGGAAAGGAGTTTATATGCAATCAATGTGGCGTATGCCATGATGCCGATATAAATGGCGCCCTAAATCATGAAGCCGACTTATATCGGCTCCCTGTTGGTTTTTGGCAGAACAAATTTAATATCAAGGGGTTCTATTGGACTTCTAGAATGGTATTAGATTTATCTGGTGCGGAGCTTATAGTCCCG